AGCATTCTGTGCCAGAAATCGAGACTTCAGACACCATTTCTCCGAGCGCGCTCGATCTTGCCGCACCGTCGGATCTCAAAAGCGAAGGCGCTCACGCGTTTTTGCTCGCGGTCGAGCAGGTCTGCAACTTGCCCGACTGGCAGAAGTACGAACACGCGATTGTGCGGTTCGCGCGTGCTGTGGATATGGTTGCTTTCGCCCGAGCCGAGTGGATCGATGCGGGATGTCCTGCGCTGATGACTTTCAAGAATGGCGCGCAGTCAGCTCACCCGCTGGTCAAGCTGATCGAGTCGTCTGAGGTGGCCGCTGCTCGGGCTGGCAAGGAACTCGGTCTGCTGCCGGGTGCCGATAAGGAGAAGCGTCCGGTGGGGCGTCCCCCTGGCGCAGCCTCGGCGCGCGATAAAGCGCCGCCGCCGCTGGTCACGATCGCGAAGCGTGCGGGCTAGTGGCGCGCACCGCCGCGAAGCCTAAACCGGCGTGGACTAAGTATTCGCCCGGTAGTCGTGTCGATCACTTCGCGTGGTGGTGCGAGGCGTACCTCGTCCAGTCGGTTGACCAGTTTGCAAACGAGCCGCTGATCTTAGAGCCGTGGCAGATCGACTTCATGGGCGAGGCGCTCGCGATGGAATCCGCGGACGGGCTGACTCCGAAGTGGCGCAGCCTGGCGCTATGTGTCTCCCGCAAGAATGGCAAGACCGCGCTGCTCGCCGCGTACGCGCTCTACAGTTTGCTGACCGATGACACCCAGCCGGAGATCCTGCTGGCAGCGGCAAGTGATAAGCAGGCCGGCAGGCTGTTCGATGCTTGCACCGCGTACATCCGCAAGAATCCAGAGCTGGCAGCGCAGGTCGTTCTCCGCGATTACATTGGCGAGATCGCTCGGGCTGATGGTGGCGGCAAGATTCTCCGCATGGCGTCGGACCCGAACACTTTGCACGGGTACAGCCCGAGCCTGGTCGTGGCCGACGAGCTGCACGCTTGGACGAAGCCAACCCAACGCAAGGCGTGGGCAGCATTGACGACGGGCGGTGGCGCTCGAAAGAAGACGCAGACCTTTACGATCACGACCGCCGGCGATGCCAACGAACGCGATACTTCGATTCTCGGCAGGATGGTCAGCCGTAACGAGGCGGTGGGCGATGTTGAGAAGACTCCGGGCTTGACGATCAGCCGGAACCATGACGCGGCTACGCTGATCTATAACTACTCGGCGCCTACGAAAGACCCTAGTGATATAGCGAATATGCGGCTCGCGAATCCCGCATCGTGGATCACAGACGACTACCTGCAGCGCCAAGCCAACAACCCGGAACTCTCAATCGAGGAAGTGCTACAGCTGCACGGCTGCGTTTGGGTCGCAGGATCCTCGGCATGGATCAGCGCGGACTGGTGGAATAACGCGATCGAACGGGATGCGAAGATCCCGGACGGTGCGCGCGTTTCGGTTGGCATCGACGTCGGCATCGTTCACGATGCGACGGCGTGCGTTGTTGCGTACCAGCGCCCAGACGATGAGAAGGTCTTGATCGAGGCGCAGATTTGGACGCCACAACCCGGCAAGAATGTTGACCTCGCCGATGTCGAGGCGCACCTCCGCGAACTGACGGCGCGCTACGCGGTCGCCGGCGTCTTTTACGATCCCCGGTTTTTTGAGCGATCCGCGCAGGCGCTCGACGATGAGGGCGTGACAATGGTGACGATGGTTCAGTCGTCGGCGATCATGGCGGACGCCTACCAGGCTTTCTACTCGATGCTCGGTGAGGGGCGCATCGTTCACGCCGGCGACAACGCCGAACTCGCAGCACACGTACTTTCAACGGCTGCGGCGCAGACCGATAGAGGATGGAAGATTTCCAAGATCCGTCAGCGTCAGCGTATCGATGCGCTGGTCGCTGCGGTGATGGCTAACTATGGGGCTATTCTACAAACTGAGGGGGAGCAAAGTGCGCCGGGATTCTACGCCTTTTAGGGCGGCTATCATATGTCTACAAGTGTTAGGCGCGATCATCATCTCGGCTGGTGTCGGGATTGTGTTCATGCCTGCAGGAATCATGGTAGCCGGGGCATTTATGATCGCTTTTGCTGTAGCAATTGAGAGGAACTAACGAATGCTAGGCGGACTGTTCGGGCGCAATACTTCGGAGGAGCGATCGATCTCGTTCCAGACTATCTTCGCGTCCGGCGACTCGCTTGCATTGACGACCAACTCTGGCGTCACCATGAACCAGGACGAGGCGTTGAAGCTCGGCACCGTCTACGCCTGCGTGCGCTTGATCGCTGATTCGATCTCGACGCTACCGATCGACACGTTCCGCCGCGACGGCACCGAGCGCGTCAACTATCCGCGCCCCGTGTGGCTCGACTTGCCCGAGGTCGGCATGTCGCGGACGACGCATTTCTCGCAGGTGCTGATCTCGATGCTGATGAACGGCAACGCCTTCATTCGGATCTTGCGGGACGATCAGGGCATCGCTGGCCTAGTCGTCTTGAACCCACGCAAGGTCGAAGTCCAGCGCAACAACGTCACGCGCCGCGTCGAATATTCGATCGACAATGGTCGCGAGATTGTCCCGCATGATGAGATGATGCACCTCACCGAGCTCTTGCTTCCGGGCGAACTTCGGGGACGCAGCCGCATCGATCTGATCCGCGACACGCTCGGGCTGGGTAGGGCGCTCGACACGTTCGCGCAATTGTTCTTTGGGCAGGGCAGCACGCTGGGAGGCGTGATTGAGTTTCCGGGCGCGTTGACGCGCGAGCAGGCCAAAGACCTGAGCGATTCTTTCGAGGAGCAGCACCGGTCGGTTCGTCGGTCGCATCGTCCGGGCGTCCTCTTCGGTGGCGCGAAGTATTCGCAGACATCGGCGGCGCCTAACGAGGCGCAGATGTTGGAGTCGCGTCAATACAGCACCGAGGAGATTGCGCGCGCGTTCCGTTGTCCGCCAGCGTTGCTGGGTGTGACGACTCCGGGCGCGATGTCGTACGCATCCGTCGAGATGAACGGTATTCACTTTGTCACGTACTGCCTGCGCCCGTACATCGTCAAGATCGAGGATGCCTACAGCAACCTGATTCCCGGTGATGCCTTCCTGAAGATCAACGTCGACGGCTTGCTTCGCGGCGACCAGGCTACACGATACGCAGCATTCTCAACCGGAATCCAGTCGGGCTTTCTGTCGATCAACGACATTCACCGGCTAGAGGACATGCCGCCGGCGGATGGTGGCGACGTTTACCGCGTGCCGCTTGCGAACGTCGATCTTGCTGCGGCTAACCTGACCGAGTTGGAGAAGAAGACCTCGATCGCCGTGAAGCTCGTGCAGGCTGGATTTGATCCCTCCGCGACGCTTGCGTCGCTCGGCTTGGACGCCCTGCCGCATACGGGCTTGCCGTCCGTGCAGTTGCAAGGTATCGCGCAGGTTGATCCTGAAGATCCGAAGGCGGCTTACGAGGTCGACGCGTGACGATCGCCACGAATCGCATTACGCTGAATCAGACTCGGCAAGAGATCGTGTCTGCGCGGAATCAGTCGCAGCGGGTTTGCATTCATAATGATGCTGGTGGTCGCGTCTATCTTGGTAACGAATCCGTGACTGTCGATAATGGCATTCATCTTGACGCGAATGATGAGCGCAACATTACACTCAATCCGAACGAGTCTCTGTGGGGAATCTCGAGCGTGTCAAGAGAAGTTAGTCTGATGATTCAGATCATGGAGTAAGGATGCCTTACTTCATTAGCGACAAAGAGCCCACCTGCGCGGGATGGGCGACGGTGAAAGAGGACGAAGGCGGGGAGCTGATCGTGATTCATTGTCACGGCACCAAACAGGAGGCGATCGATCAGATGGTGGCGATCTCGCTGAAGGAAGGGCTGGAGCCGGGAGGCGAACGCGCGCTCCCCGAGAACTACCGTCCGGCACTCGCCGAGGACGTTCCCGAAGGGCGAGCCTGCGGCAACTGTCATTTCTATGATGAGTCGAACGTGCAGGGCGACAAGGCTTGGTGTGAGCGTTGGGACGAGTACGTCAACGGCGCCT